CATTTCTGATAGCTCTTCTCCATTATTTTCAATTTGTACGTCTTTAACATGCCCAACTAATATGAATTCATCACATAGTTCTCTGAACATATCAATAACTTTACGTACAGCTTGTCTAATATACATATAACCACTACCGTTTGGCAATAACCTTACATCATTACCTTTCCAATTCTTTCCAATCGGAGATTGTCTATATAATGATGCTGCATAAGGCAGGCACATTTCTTCCAAGCGTGTAGCGTTATCTATTGTTATTCGTTTATAAAAATTATGTTTAGTTTCGGCGTTTTTAGCGCGTATTGCCTGAGCTGCTTCACCTAAATCATTTACACTACGGCATTGTATAGCCATAGCGTCAATAAATGTAGAACCACCCTCTAAGTCTATGATAAGATTATCCTCAAGTTGTGCTAAGGCAGACGTCTTACCACTTTTTGGTCTTCCATAAAGAATTAAAAACTTAGGGTTAGTTGAAGTAGCTGGGACTTTTGTTGTTGGTAATATTAATGACATATGCTGTAAAAGGCTTTAAAATTATAATTATAGCTTAATTGTGATATAAATATTGATAATCACATTCTTCGTATCCTCAGTAAGCGTGTTGAGGAATGAAGAACTTGTAAGATCATCATAACTAAAACAATCAAAGCCAATCTGTACCTCGTCATCATAGAAGATTACCGGGATACCATTAATTTTATATCGAATGCCCTTATCAAACTTATACTTATTATTAAAGCTATAGTTTGCAAGAGTTTTGGCAGCCGTAATGAAGTCAATATCATTCTTCAATATGCTACCAAGATTAATAATAATCTTGTCTTTTGTTGTACTCTTCGTATTACTCTTATGCAAATATGGGTTGTTACGCATTATATTAGACAAAATAAGGTCATCGAGAGCCTTAGAAGCGTTGTAGTTGTTATTACTGGCGTTGTTCTTATTATTAATCTTAAAAGTGTATTTTTCCATAATTTCAGCCTGTTAAAATGTTGTTACTTCCCGTCTCAGCATTCTATCAAATTATTGAATTTAAGGTCGTTCTCGAATGTTAGTATACATGGTTTTCCTGCATCTCTATTTTTAAGCATGTGCATGTATACCATATTTTCTGTAGGTAGATGATTTGGACCGTATTCAAATATGTTAAGTATTTCAGGTCTATGTATTACTAATACATAATCACTTGCCTGAAATAAAGCATCAGATGATGAAAGATCACTACGCATTGGGTAATGACTGAGAGGATTGTTAATTCTTTCAGGAGCTTCTATGTTTCTATTCATCTGAGCAAGTTGTATTATAGAGGTTAGTGGTAGTTTTTTAGCTTGTATAAATACTCTTTCGAGTTCACTAATGGTCTCTATTATTGAACCAACTTGTTTAGTTAGTAAAGCATGATCGTATATAATTACGAAATGCTTATTAGTACCTTTTACGTACTTATCATAGAAGTTAAATATAATATCCTTCACTTGCGTGGGCGTAGTAGGACTATCTACAAAGTAGATTGGATACGCCTTTAGCTGGTTAGATACAGCAATGACCTTTTTAAAAGTATCGTCATCGAGGTCCTTTTCAGAACTATACAAGGTAGAAGTCGTTTTCCTAAGCTTATTAGAAAGCGTTCTTCCTACTTGCCTAAACCCAACCATCTCTAATGAGAAGTTTAGGATAATTATATCCTCCTGAGGATTTAAATCAACAATATCAACGGAAACTTCATTAGCCCATGAAGATTTTCCTGATCCAGAAATTCCAGCTATGGTATATACGGTATTTGGCTCTATACCTCCCATACACTGTTTATTAAACTTTTCCCAACGAGTCTTTAGAGATACAATAGAATGATCTCTTCTACCTGCAATGTAATTAATAGCTTCTTGCGCTACAGTAGATATTGAACGAACTGGATTATATAAGTTCTGTTCCATAAGATTCTTTTTGGTTAGTTTGTGTATCATTCATTTCTTCTTCCGACTCTTCCCACTGGTGGTCTGTTAACCATTTCCACATTGTCTTAAAATAACCTAGCTTGCCTTCACGCATCTTTTTATCGATTTCGTATTTAAGGCAATTGTTAATATGTTCAGCATAAGCCGAACTATTTCCAGTGTATACATTATACAAATGTCTACATTTATTTAGGTTAGTTCTTAGGTAGGATTTAGCTCCATCTGGTCTAAGAACATATTGTGGGTACATCTCAAAGAACTGATCAAAGTAACTTTTTTCCGGCGTTACTAATTTCAATAGCTTATCAGTTGGTTTGTATGTATTTGTATTACTCTTCTCGATCAGAGTAACAAAGTCGTTGTCGATTAAGTATGATATTTCTTCGTCGCTAATAAGGCTGACTAATTTGCGGACGTCTTGATTTGGCTTTTGATTCTTATCCAATACCATACTTAGGAACACAAGTTGATTCATGTTGATTTTTTCTGGAATGTCCAGAAGTTTTGTGTTAATTTCAATAATCATCTTTTATACGCAAGGTGAACAAGTTGGTTACTAAAAGAGTTCGAGTTGCTGGCAACAAAAATCATCAATTATTTTTTTAGCTTCACTAATATAATAACTATAATTTATGTTGCGTTGTTCTATTGGTTTACCATCTAATTCGTTTAGAATTGTAACACCAGATTTAGTAAGCATATTTGTATAAGATTTATTGCCTACTTCATCTGTTTTTACTTTATATAGGTATTTACCATTTGTAGATGCATAGAATCTATTAATACGCTGTACTGGTTTATCACCATACTCTACATTAAACTTCTTATCTACTCGTTGTCCGATTAGAAAGTCTAGTATATTCTTATCGTTCTTAATATATTCTACTACTGATTGTCCTGTTAAAAAGTAGTTTATTACAGCTTTTGGGATTACGACTGGTGCTAATCCTTTCCCAAGTTTTGTATCTGTAATAAACATACCTTTCTTTTCTATCAGTTCAGGGTTTTTAGATTGGTTATAGCCCTCAACGATCCCGAAATAATCGTTGATTGCGTACTGATAAAACGCTTCATAGTTGTTTGTTTCAAAAGACAATTTTGTAATATGCTCAATTTCGGAGATTGCTTTATTAACATTCTCTCGTTGACACTTTTGAGCTACATACATAACACCATCTGTATTAACCTGTACAATCTTACAGCCTAATTCCAGTAGACGGTCTACTAACATAAGTAGAACTAACTGACCATTTATTCGTATTTTAAATACAGTAAACGGGTCATACATCCAACTTGTCTCTTGTTGCATTTTCCCTGTAACAGAATTAAGAGTTAATTTAAGAGCCTCACTCTTTAATTTCTGTCCACTATGTTTTGCTTCTATTCGCTCATTATAAATACGCGTATATACTTGCAAAAAACTTTCTCCTAAGTGACGAGGAATCCATTTATATTGTACTATAAATGAAGGGTACATAGACGCCACATCACTGTGCCCTATATATTCAGTCTCACTTGGAATGAATATCTTAGGTTTATTGATGGAGTGTAAACCTCCAACTCCTATAGAATAACATACATTTGAGAGAACAAACTTCTTCTCATAGCCTTTGCGCTCTTTTGAATACACTATTTGGCTCTTCATGTCTTCAAGAACGGCTTGTAATTCGGGGTTTTTATAGTTTATAGTTGGTAAGATTACATCTTTTAGTGGTATAAAATCCATTGGTGATGACATTTGTTTCACCGTCCACTCTTTAAGCCCTGTGGATTTACAGTATTCTTTTAGTAAGAGTGTTTCCCCGAATTTTACACTGTCCATAGATAATGCATCTATACCATACTCTTTATCTATAAATAATCGTAGAGCTATCAACTTATCACATCGTCTTAATAGTTCATAAGTTGATTCTACGTCATTAATGTTATATAATATCATATCGTCTATAGAATCTATGGGTAGATATTTTGTAAAGTCCCCATCATATTCTTGTACATTATTATAGTGCATAGTTAATTGCATTTCTTTAAGACCTACGCGTAACTTGCTACTAAATAACATAGTAAGTAAATCAAAACTATTGAAGTAATTACAATATTTCCATTTCTTAAACTTACTATCGTCACCTTCCTCTGAGTGCACTATACATGATGATAGATTATATAGAGATTGACATATTTCTCTTCT